TACTGGTTTGACTCTATGCCAAACAAAAGATGGAAAGATAATCACGCTACCTTTCTTTCTAATTTCTTCACATATTCTTGGCTGTGAACCTTCGTCTGTGTTTCTAAAATCAAACTCTAAATCTCCGCCTTCATATTCATCAGGATCGGTTAAAGATACAGTCATGCTAAGTTTTCTTAACTTGTTATGCACATTTTGATTTTCAGGATTGTTATAAGGTTCTTCGTAAGAGTCGCAATGCCAATCGTAAAATTGACCTTTCTTGTATTCGGTAAACTGACAAGCCTCGCTAAAATCCCATTCGAAATTCCATCCAGCGTTATAATTTGCTTGATGGATGTAAGGTTGTATTTCGTTGTATATCCATCTATCTGACATCCATACAATATCAGACTTGCGTTTCTTTTGAATGTTTTTGAGTTCTAACTTAGTTAGGTTATCTTTATTAGCGTTGCCTGTAAGAGCCATTTCTTTGTTTTGCTCTTGACCATAACGAACTATGTCATCACATATTCTTTCAGGTATGGCTGATTGAAAGTACCAGTAATAATATTTTAGATTCATCTTCTCTCTCTTAAGAGATCAGTATAGTTTAGATGTGTTTTAAAAGAAAGGTTGGTTAGTTTGTCCAATCACCAGCTTTGACTAGTCTAAATACTGTTCTTAAATCCCAAACGCTTGAGGCTTCAGTAAAATCAACTGATGGTTCTTTAATAACGACTATACCAGAGCCACCTGCTCCACCAGAGTAAGTATTTGCTGGAAATGCATAAACCCCACCGCCACCACCACCTGTATTGGCTGTACCTGCAAAACCAAAATAACCAGTATTTGGTCCACCACTAGTTGGATGACCTCCGCCATCACCGCCACCACCTGCTCCACCTAGACCAGGAAAAAATCCTGCTGCACCGCCTCCTCCAGCGTACATAACAGGTGAACCTGTAATTGAACTTGCTAATCCAACACCCCCAGCTCCACCTGTAGCAGGTGCAGGACTAGGTGAAGGCGGTTCTCCTCTTGAAAAACCTGTTCCACCTGCACCTCCTCCGCCAGCAGAACCAACAACATCACCAGGTATATTGCCTGGTAAAGTTCCTCCGTCATTACCTTGTGGTGGACTTACAGGGGGCGTATTTCCAGAGCCACCGCTTAAATCAGCAAAGTTTGCTCCACCACCGCCTGAACCACCATCTCCAGCATTAACAGCATTGTAAGCTCCTAAACCGCCACCTGTTGAGGTAATTCCTACTGCTGAAGAATCTGAGCCATTAGCAGAGCTTCCTGCACTGGCTGCTCCACCTGCTCCTACGACGATTGGGTAAGGTGAGCCACCTGCCACTGGTGCTGGACCTGTTCTAAATCCACCAGCACCTCCGCCACCGCCTTGTTCAAAACCACCTGCATTTGTACTACCACCTGCACCTCCGCCTGCAACTACAAGATAGTCAACAGTTGTTGTTCTAGGTTGAGTATTTAAAGTACCAGTAGAATTAAATGTGGTAATTTGCTCTGCTTGAGTTCCTGAAGTTACTGTTTGTACTGCTCCGACTAATCTAGGCATTTGTCCATGTCCCTGCTTTCACATTGTCATAAAGGGCGTTCATATCCCATACTCCTGAGGCTTTGTAAGGTCCTGCAGCTTCTTTGGTAATAACTACGCCTGAACCACCATTACCACCATTGTAAATCCCAGGGGTTGATGCATTTAAATGACCGCACCCTCCGCCTCCGCCACCAAGATTTGCTGTTCCTGCTATTCCGTTAGCGTTACCTTTTCCATCTCCGCCACCGCCAGAGCCACCAGCTCCTCCGTCAGTTCCATATTGTCCGCCTCCTCCGCCACCAGCGTAAGTCACACTTGATCCTGAAATTGAATCTGCTATGCCAGCACCTCCTGCTCCTCCAGCAGAACCTGATCCGTTGCCTCCAACAGCACCTGCACCACCTCCGCCACCTGAACCATAATTTGGAGTTGAATTAGCTCCGCTACCACCAGCGTTTCCGTAAACAGTCCAACCTGAAATAGTAGGTTGGTTTGAAGCACCGGGACCACTACCAAAATTACCACCTCCGCCACCTGAACCGCCTGATGTACCTGGGCCACGGTTATATTTACCGCCACCTCCGCCTCCATTGGCTACATAGCTACCTGTAAAAGAAGAATTGCTACCTGTTGATCCAAGAGTTCCATTAGCAGGCGCACCAGTTCCCCCTGCACCACCTGCACCTACGGTGATAGGGTAAGAAGAACCTCCTGTAACAGAAAGAGAGGTATTGGTAATTAATGCACCTGCTCCTCCGCCTCCTGATGATCTTGCTTCCCCAGCCGCATTATCGTTTCCTCCACCGCCACCGCCTCCAGCGACAACTAAAACAGATATAGAAGTTGTATAAGGTGCTGTAGTTAAAGTACCGCTTGAATTAAATGTAGTTATAGTTTCGGGTTGCTCAACTGGAGGATTATCGACACCTACTACTCCGCCATTAGAACTAGCCATGGTTAGACCTCATTCCATTGCAGATTAGTAGCATCCCATTCGTAATTGGTTGTAACTATTGGATCACCAGTATGGGTTGCTCCTAACCATTTTTGATTATCTTCATCCCAAGAAATTAAGACTGGTTCTGAATTTATTTCTGTAATTGTTGGATAGGTAACTGGTGCCTCCCAGTCATCGTTAGAATCTAATGACCAAGAGGGAAAAGGTTGTGGCAAGATAAACTTATCTTTACTTGCATCATAGGTATAACCTATACCTGCATATTGTTTTCTAAAATTACTGTTGTATGAAGTTTGTTTCCAAGCTGTTCCATCTTCTAAGTGTGGAACGATAGATGCTACAAATGTTTCTGCCTCAGAGGATAATTCTCCTCCGTTAGCTTCTACATCATCGTTGGATATTACTACTACTCGTAATACTTCGTTGCTTGAATTAAGTTCTGCAAAGTGAGCCATATTTGTACTCCTTAAGCGTCATCTAGTTCTTCGTAACTAATGGTGTAAGTTAAATCTCCATTAGCACTTGCACCACCCTCTAATACATCTCCTTCTTCAAGATAGATGCTTGAGTTCTTATCAATAAGAACCAAAGTAGCATCTGCTGGAACAGAGATAGTTGAAGCAAATAAAACTACTGAACCACCACTTTTGATAATTCCCATTGATACATCAGCAGCGTTAGTGCCATCAATGTTTGCAACGACAATGCTATTAATTTTAATAACCTTATCACTTGCACAAGTTAATAGATCAGTTGTGAGAGTTGTTGTTAAAGCTCCATTTATGCTATTTGCATATATCGAAGTTACATTTACTAAATTTGGATTTGCCATAATATTGTCCTAATTTTATCCGAAAACCAAAGCCATTGCTATAGCTTTTCCTGTTGTTGCTTTTGTATCAAGCTGACTTTGTATGCCAGATGTTACCCCATCAGTATAATTTAACTCTGTTCCTGTTGCAGTAATTGTTACACCGCCAATAGACAAAGTTCCAGTTGAGTTTAAAGTTCCACTAGATGATAGTGTTCCTGCAACTGTTAAAGTTTTACCAGAGCCAACATTAAGGCCCACGCTTGTTCCGTTTCCTGCATCAGCAAAAATACCATCTAAAGTATCTAGGTCGGTGTTTAATTTTCCGCCCCATGTATCGGTACTTGCTCCAACCTCAGGCTTGGTTAAATTTAAGTTAGTTGTAAATGTATCTGCCATATTATTATGCCGCTTGTTCTTTTGTTAATTGAGTCCAGGTAGTATCAGGATTCTGTATTACCTCCCATTTTAGACCACCACTTGCTGAAAATCCACTTGTTTGTGAGATGGTTGATGCACCTCTATCAATCTGTGTACCAATGGCAGACATATCTGATAATGCTGCAATTGTAGAAGATGCTGCTATGGTATATCGACCCTCGGCTGTCATAGACGAGGTTTGAGCTATCGTTGCAGAGCCTCTATCAATTTGAGTACCTACAGCACTCATGCCAGAAGTTTGAGCTATTGTGCTTGAACCAAGATGGACTCTATGGCCCACACTGGTCATGCCACTAGTTTGTGCTATGGTTGCAGATCCACGATCAACTTGAGTACCAATTGCAGACATTCCAGATGTCTGTGCAATGGTTGCAACACCACGATCTATTTGTCTGCCTATTGCAGACATAGATGATGTTTGAGCGGATGTAGCTACGCCAAGTTGAAAAACAGGTTGTCCGTAATGAGACTTCCCGTAACCGCCATATCCATAGCCTACTGAGGCCATGTTATTAAGCTAATGTGATGTCTAAATCACCAGCGTCAAATCTGAATACATCACCAGTTGTTACAGGTTTAGATGTATCTAAGTTTGCATAAGCAAGTAAGTTTCCACCAGTTAAGGCATCTAAAATACCTACTGCAACTACAGTTCCGTAATTGTCTGTAGCTGTTGGATATTCAACTGCTGCTGCATTTGTCGCTGTTGTGGGGGATGTGCCTGAGACAGTAAAAGTAGAGGTTTGTCTTGCATAAGCTCCACCTGTTACTTCAGTACCACCACCAGTGTCATCAGGTGCTACTGTATACAATGCAACATAATGTGTTACAGGTGCAGTGTAGTTTGTGCCACCAAATACATGGTTAAGTACCTTGTCTTCTAAATAATCACTAAATCCAGCCATTTTCTATACTCCTAGTTATTACCAAAATAATAAATATCTTTTCTGCGTTTTCCGTAAGTTCTTCTTCTTTGCATTAAAGAACCTTTAGCAAACTCAGCTTTTTCTTGCTCTAGTCTCATTTCTTCTAGAGCTTTCTCGAACTGTGCTGTAAATAGTGGCACTCGTTCATCTTCCATTAAATAGATAGAAGCGTGTTTTAGTGATCCGTAAAGGTAAGCATCTGGATATCCTGTGGATAAAAAGTTACTCGTATTAGAATCGCTTAACGCATCTATCTTTCCGTAGTAGGTTAATTGTACTGTATAACTTCCGTCTGGGGTAGGTGCAAATTCAATTGAATCATCTACCAATGCAAAATAAATAGGTTGCCCTGTTACATTGTCATTAGACTTTCTATAAACATCCATGGATTCAATGGATTGTTGAAACAATGGTGAAAAATCACCGCTATCAATTTGTAAGTTTATGGCTTCTAACCAATCAGTTGGTACTGCAAGATATTGACCCGTAAGAGTTGCAGTGGCTCTTTTAATCATGCCTTTAACTCTTAATCTGCGGTTAAATTCTGATTCTGTGCTATCTATAAATGAATCAATTACATCTGTTAAATCTGAACGATTTAAGTAACTTGCGATATTAGATTTTAATTCTGCGTATGTCATAGTTTACCTTGCCATGTTCTAAAGACTTTATTGTCTGATTTGTTTAACCATCTTCTCCATGCACTCATATCATTTGCCCATCCTTCTCGACAAGCTCTTTGATATACAACCAATGGCACTTCTGCCACATGGCGAAGATCTTTACCTGGCTTAACATTCTCTGCAATGTTTTTACAATGTTCGATTACTGGACTTACATCTTGAGTGGTATGAAATATATCTTTACCACCCTCAGTAATAAACTCGTTAGTAAAACCAGTCTTATGATCTATAACAGTTCTTTTAGCCATGCAAGAATTTTAACACAAAAAAAAGGGATGCCGAAACATCCCTTTAAGGTTCTTAACCGAGAACTTAACTTACATTAAGGTCAGCAACGATACCATGAGCAGCTTCGTTGGATACTTCCAATCCATACTCAACCACGATCATTTTGGTCATTGCATCGCCTATTGTAGCAATGTCAACTGTTTTGAAATCACGCAAGTAAGATACTTTTGCATACTCAGGATCAACCAACAGTAAAGATCTTTCTCTTGATCTGTTTGATGGAACGATTTTCAGTTCACCAAAGTCAGATGAGTAGATAGATACTGATGCTTCAACTGTGTTTGCATCGATCATTTGTCTTGCTTGAGTTCTACCTGTGAAACCAGAGATAACTTGTTTGTTATGTGGGCCACAAATAGCTAATGATGGTTCACCACCATTAGTGAAACAAAGTTGTAGAACATCTTTAAGAAGATCTTCTGTTAGATCTCTTTGAGTTCCGTCTGTTGGAGCAGCACCGCCACCAGTAGAAGCACCTGTAGCACCTCTTGAATCGTTGGATGTAATCCAAGACTCAAAACCACCAGTTACACGGGCAGTTGTAGCGTTACCAGTTGTTTTATCGCCATTTTGACAAAGAGCTTCTTCCATATCTCTCTTAAGAGCTTTAGACATGATAGCTAGTTGGTGAGCCATTTCTGATCTCTTACCAGCAGGGTCTGAAGACTCTTGTGAGCCTGATACAGTTGCATCTCTTTTTGAAATCATAGCAACATTGCTAACTCTGGTTGTTGCAACTGAAGCTGATCTTGAAAGTTCAAAACCTTCTAGCTCACCTGTAGCAACTGGAGTTGCTAATACTTCTGTTTGCCAATCAAAGACAACATTGTTAATACTTCTTTTTCCAATTGATGACATAAACGGAGTTTGCATTGGAGAGATGTTGTAAATGATATTACTTAAATCTTCTCTGTCTGAAGTCGCGCTATATGTATCAAATGCGTTTGTTACTTTAGCCATTATATTTACCTATAAAATTATTTTAAAAATTGTTCAAAAACTTTAGCAGCATCCTGGACTTTTCCAGTTTTTGCTAAAACCTGTTTTGCTCTTTTCGCTGGTGCTACCGATTTCTTTCTGGTAGTTGTTCCAGGTCTGGCTACTCTTGCAGGTGCTTTTTGTGTTGGTTTCTTTTTTGTGGCTTCAACTGTTTTAGAGTTTAACCAAGCATTTCTTAAACCAAGCAAAGCACGATAGTCATAGATTGCGTCCATTTCTTGAGGTGCATACCCCAAGACATTGATGCCATAGTCTCGAATTGCTAGTTTCTCTTTTTGAGCAACTTCTGCATTTTTCCATTCCGGTATGATTTCCAGGAGTCTTTTTTGGCCTTCTTGCACAAACTGTACAAGTTGTTGTTGCTGTTTTTCATAAGCCTCTCTTTCGAGTCTTTCTCTTTCAGCTTTTGCCGCCTCTAACTTTTCCTTCTTCTCATTCCAGATTTGTTGTTCTCTGACATAAGCAACTGGATCTTCTTCTACTAAAGTCTTCCAATCCGGTTCATCTACCATTGAAGCCTGTAATTCAGCTTCTAATTTTGGTAGCAACTGTGCGTAAATCGCATCTCTTTGAGCAAGTTCTTTGGATTGCTCCTCAATCGTTTTTCTTTGATTGGCAAGTTCCTGTGTCTTCCTCGTATAATCTTGTTGGCGTGAATAACCATTAATGAGTTCGTCCTGCGTGACCTCTATCTCTTCGCCATCAACTGTGACTCTGTAGACGGGTTGCTCTTCTACCTCTTCAACTTCCGTTTCTTCTTCACCATCTTCTTCATCATCGTATTCAAGATCTTCTTCATCGACAAGCTCTTCGTCTTGTTCTTCTAATTCATCGATCTCAGGTTCAATGACCTCTTCAGCTTCCTCTATGACTGCTTCTTCTTGCGTGTCCTCTTCAGGGGCCAAGAAACTTTCAAATGCCGAGGTAGCTAATTCACCTTCGGTTTGTAAAGCAGTCGGTTTTCCGTTATTGCTCATATAAATACTCCTATATTGTATTTAGGGATATTTTATATCAAGAATGTATAAAAGGGAAAGTTTTAGGCTATGTTACGAATCTTATTAATGTTGGCTTTTGTAAGTTTGCCTTTCTCAGCCATGATGCGTAAATGTCTTTCTACTTCTGGGAGAAGTAATAATGATCTGTGGAAGTCTTCTCTAACTGCAACATCGTCAATGCCACGAGAGTTTAACCAGTGAGTTATGTATTCGTTTTTAAGATTTTCTATTGCTTCTTTAAAAACATCAGAATTTAAAATTCTTTCAGCTTCTGCTGCTTTAACTACTTCTTCGTGTGTGACTGACATTTATGCTAATTGAAATAATCCTGGTGGTTGTGTTGAAAATTTATTCTGTCTTGATATTGGTCTAACTATTTCGTCAATGTTTGGTTGTACAAAAGCAGGTGTCTGTAACACTGGTGGCGGAGCAGGTTCAATTGTTACACTACCATCTTTGTTTGTTATTCTTTTTGATCCGTCTGCCATTGTTTCAATTTTATACTGTAATACGCCGCCTTTTGTTTGAGATTTAGTGCCTACAACTCTTTCTGATTCTGGAACAGGTTGATAATTTATATTTACCTTTCCTGAGTTAATTTGATCGAGAGTTAAATAATTACCAGCTTCTTGCGTTGCACCGAGAGGACTGGATGCATCTGAGAAAAAATTTATAGGTGTAGATACCTGTGGCATTAATAATGTTTCAGGTATAACAGGCGTGGGTTGTATTGGTTTTGGCATCATTTTTAATATTTCCCCTATGCCAGGTGAAGGACCGGTTCCACCACGCAAGTCCATATACATATAAGAACTTGGGTCTGTTAAATCTACTCCCTTATCTACTAATTGTTCAGCAAATTTATTACTCATGCCATCAGGTCTATAAGGCGTAGATACTGGTTCTGCTGATACTGGTTCATTTAATATATCGCTAAATAAACTAACTGATTCTGGAATATCTATTTTTTCTATATCTATTTTAGCAACCTTATCCATGTCAATCTTGTCAGCAATTTCTTCAAGGTTTGCAAGGTTTTCATCTAATAAAAATAAACCTGAGTAATCATTACCAGTCAATTGATTATAAGGATTTGGATTTATTGCAACATCTCTTTGCGTTTGTGCAGCAGCTTCTAAAGCGGCTAAATAAGGATCATAGTCTGGTCTGCCAGAAACAGACGGATCTATTGTATTAATATCTAATAATGATCTAGGTTCAGTTGTTGATGTTAAAGGTGTTGAGACAACATAAGGTTCTGGTGCTGGTGTTCCAACAGGTGCGTATTCCATTGTTTCGTAAGATGCTTCTACCGGTGTTCCTTTGGTAGGTGCAACTGGCATAACGCCATCAAAGTCACCATATATTTCTTTTCTTCTTAAATCTGCTTGGGTATATCCCATTGGTTGATCTGGAGAAAAACTCATACCAGGTGCAACTACATCTTCAAATGGCATACCACCAGCTATTGTTCGTGCGTATTCGTATCCGGATGAATAGGTTGGATCTTGGTATGGAATTTTATAACTTCCATATGAAAAGTCTGGGGTGTAATATCCGTATGTTCCGTCGGGGGTTTGTTGACCAGCCAAGTTAGTGCCGCCATATTGACGCATCAACTCTCTATATTGATCTTTTAGTTCTTCTAGCTCTACTTGGTTTAAATTAGCCATATTAATCAGTTATTAGTTTATCTATTTTAGCATCAAGTTTATCTAATTTGTCGAAAATTCTTTCTAACTCAATACTGAAGTCTTTTTTGCTGACATATTCTTTTGCAATCTCTTCTCGAGTTTTATTAACCAAAATACCTTGTCTTTGTATTTCTGAACCATGACTTTTAATGAAGTAAAAAATTGGAATGATTACCAATGGAATAATAATATCCAAAATCAGTTCCATGTCTTCCATTAGAAATCAATAGCTCCAGATATGAGGCCTTGGACGATTAGCTTCAGCTTTGCCGATATCGAGGTGTATAAATCTTCCATTGCCTTTTTGATTGACTCCAATTCCTGTGAATCCGTAACCTTCTGCTGCGGATACTATTTGTAATGCTTGTTTGTGACTGCAACCGATATCGACTGCAATGCCTAAATTATGAGTACCTGGTTTGCTTTTTTTCTTTTCCACTGGATGCTCTGAACACCTATATCCTGATGTAATAACAAATGGAAAACCTAAGTCCTCTCTAAGTGATTGTAGCTTATCTATTAACTCATGTTCAATCTTATTTTCACCACAATGCTTACAAGCAAACTCTTCTAACCTAAAATTCTTCCACTTACTCATTTTCTATCTTTATTGCTTGATCCAAAATAAAAAGATATTACTGCTGAAGCTATACCTGATAAATAACCAAGAATTAACATAACAATATCGTCTGAAGCATCATCAATAGGATATGCAGTAATCATAAATATATAACCAATAAAGCCAACAACAGTTAATGAACCTAAAAATTTAGGAGTCCAATCATTGCTAAACTTTTCTCTAGCGTGTTGTGTATCTTTGGTTTCAAGAGAATAAATATCTATTTCATATTCTTTCATCTTTAATTGAAAATCTTTCTCAGCTTTTTTAAGTTCAACCATTTGTTCGGTTGTTAGATTATTGATAGCTTTTTCTAATTCTATAGGAGAGTTTTTAACACCTAAGACTTGAGAGAGTATTTGACCAGCTTGTCCGCCCAGTGGCCCACCTATAGCTGCACCTAATGTTGGAGCAAGACTGCTGACTATGTTTTTAATTTTGTTTAGTTTCATTTTTCTTTTTTAGTTCCCTCTCTTGTAACAAGAGTTTTAATTCATGCCATCTGTAAAATTTTTTATTAACATCATCCCAAAACATTCCTTTATAATCCCAAACTTCATTACTCATCGTTTTTCCTGTGTAGCTTAATAAAATACTCTGCATCGACTAATGCCAATGGCTTAGTGTTGTTTCTCTTTATTATAACCAAAGGTTCGTAATCTTTACAGTTAGTACAAGACTGTTCATAAGCCTTCCAAACATTAACTGCTTGTTGGTTTTTACATTCGATAGAATAAGGGAATTGTTTGCGTGATTGAACGCCCATAATGACATCTTCGCCAGAAGATCCCATGGGTCTTGATTCTAAATCTTCAGGATCAAAACCAAGTAAAGCAACAAGTTTATCAACAACCCATTGCTGTAGTTTTCGACCCTTGGCTTTTGCCGAGGATGGTCGCACTTATTTTTTCTTTTTTTTGTATAAAACTTTTACACCTTTTTTCTTAGCAGCAGCTTTAGCTTGTGCCATTCCTTTAGGTGTATATGAGTAATGTCTTTTTCCTACTTTTGGCATAATGATCTCTGTTATTTTTTCTTTTTCTTTTTAGGAAATCCAGCTTTCATATTTGCATATTCTTTTGGACTAATTGTAGATCTTTTCTTGCTTCTACTTGTACCAGCTTTTTTCCGTCTATTTATATTTTCATATAGTGACATATTTAACTCCTTACCACTTTACTTTATCAGCCCAATAAGCTGCTGACAACTTTCCTTTGGCTATGTTCTTAGCGTGTCTAGCTTTAAATGATTTTCTTCTAGCTTTATCTTTTGCAGATTGAGGATTTTTACCAGCACCACTAACGCCTTGTTGACCAAAGCGAATAAGTTTTATGACATCGCCAACTTTGGCTAAAACTGCGTGTGATTTTGTTTTGTGATTGGGTGTTCTTTTAGGTATGTTAAAACCACTAAATTTTTCGCCTCTGTATGTAATAGCCATTAGTGTAAAGTTTTCTCCTCACAACTTAATACTTCTGAATCCTCGGTTACTTCACCACCAGAGATAATACCAAGTATTCTTACTGCATCTTCTTGGCTTTTGGCTCTAATATCACTACCGACATAAACTAGGTCGTCAACTAAAACTTCTAGGTTATATAACTTGATTGCCATTGCCAGTAAATAGTCCTTGAGCTTGATCCTTTGCAGTTTGCCTAATGTTTTCTCGGTCACGCTCCATGATAGCATTGATTTCTGCTATGTTGACTTGCGCTCCGTATTTAGCGGTTAATTCTGCTGCTTTTAGTCTAATCTGTGCTTCTGTCTCATCACGCTGTCTGTCATCATCCATAATAATTTTCATGCGATCAGTTTCAGCATCAATGATAGCTTTCTGCGCTTGGTTTTGCGCTTTCATGGCTTCTGCTTGTGCGAGCATGGTAGCTGCATCAGGTTGTTGTTGCTCTGGGGGCGCGGGTGGCATAGGTGGTACTTGAGTATTAATAAAGCTATTAGCATCTTTGAATCCAGCAAGTTCAATCATGCGCGTGAGCGTGTTGGAATACTGTTGCATTGATACTAAAGGATTGTTTGGCCCAAGAGTTTGCATAATTTGTTCTTGCTTACCTGCAAGTTGTGCGAGGATTGCAAACTTCTCTTCATCAGAAGATTTAGAAATAGCTACATTGACCACCATGTCTTTATCTGATTCCCAGTATCTAGGATCAACAGGAATAAATTGACCTTCAAGTCTAAAGACATCTTGTGCATTTTGATGTTTGATAATTAAGTTATTAACGATTTTAAACATTTGCTTCATTCCACCTTCAGCAAAATGTCTGCAAATGATTTCTATTCGGCCTTGCGCTCCTGACATGGTAGCGGACACAGCTGCACTGGTGCTTGATTGTAAAGCGTCTGCATTTAAGCCAGCAGAGGCTTTAGACACACCAGTCCTATTCTCTTTTGCTTCATCAAGGTATCCAAGAACAGGGAAAGCCTCTTTACCAGCGAAGGGTACTGTAAAGGGTTGAACCATCCCAGGGGCGCGAACTCGAATAGGCTGTCCGATATCAGTATTGAGAACATCGTCAATATTGACTTGACCTTCAACAACAGCCATACGAGGAAAGATAGAGTGTCCAAGCGAATCAAGGGTATCTCGCATAATTTGGGATTTTGCAGCTTGGATAGGCTTTAAGTAATCCGCTGGACACGAACCGATTGCAGTGTGTGGTTCAGGATCAGGGCAGAACATAGCAATGGGTAAATCATCCCATTGTTCTACATTCAACACATTAACGCCTTCACCCGCAGTACAAACTCTAATTCTTTCATCGATGCCATCGCCATCGAAGTCATAAAAAAGATAATGTTCAACATATAAAACTTCTTTCGCCCCAGTATCACTTCGGTCTGGGTATACCATGTTGTCAAATGGGTTTCTTGCCTCGATTTCATCATAGGCTTCTGGGTCAACCGCACTTGAGCTTTGTGTTGCATATTGCTCAACCTCATCTTGGTCATAACCCATAGCAACTAAATCAGAAACAGATTTAATCATTCTATGTGCAACATAAGATGCAGACTCAAGATTGCGTGCGTTGCGTGAAATTAAAACTTCTTCGGGTGGTATTGATTCAATACACACTTGATCTTTGGCTTTAATTCTACGAATTGTTAAATCATATTTAGCTGGAATCTCTTGAGTAATTTCTTCACCAGACAAAGGATCAACCTGTGTAATGGTTTCCATGGTGACAGATTCTTCAACAATCTCTACATTAGGATCAAGCACCAAGGCTTGATATGAAACAGGATCTAAGTCTGTGTATTCGCTGGTAGATGCTGAAATAGAATCATCCCAAAAAACTTTGACAAAACCACTCTTTCTAACCAAAGCATCTTTAAACGCATCGTATAAAACTTGGAAGCCAGGATTTTTTTCTTGAATGATGTAATTAACATAATTGGTTTGTTGCTCGGCAACAGGGATATCTTCTGGACCATGCGGTACAAATTCAACAATCTTTTTAGTACCAAAGAAGGTACGCATGATAGATGGCAACATAAACAAAATGCTATCTCTAACATCAGTTGAAACAAATTCAGACTGCATACTAGATTGTGCTTGTGGTTGTTCACCAAGATAATACTCAGTTGATTCTGCGCGTTCAGCTCCGACTTGATGAATGAAATCTTTTGCATCATCCATCTCTGATTTGATAACACTGGTAAGGTGTTCCATATCAGTTTCATCTTGAACTTCGACTTCTACTTCAGAAGATTCTTTCTCTTCTTTCTCAAGCATATCTTCCATTTTGTCTTCGTAATCTTTTGCCATGTAAAACTATCCCACTCGAATGATTCGAGATTTTAAAGGTTTTTTGAAATTATAACCGAAATAACTCTCGCTTCCACTAAAACTTGCCGCAGAACTTGCCATGGTCAAAGCCAAAGCATCTGCTTTGTCGGGAGATTTTATTCCGCGTTTGCGCATTTCATCTTTTGACTCTATCTTTATTTTTCCTGTCGAGGTATATTTATAGAGAGGCGCAGCCAATTCCGAGACAAGCTCAT